CTTGGGATTACATTTGGGTAAGTAAATTAACCAGGTTGAACTGAATTAAGGGGGGAAGAAATATCCCCTCTTTTTTGTTGCAATTTTTCTTGAACTTCTTTAGAATATATGTTCTAGGAGTATATCTCCCATACTTGTAGTGATTCTGCCGTGCGGAAGGGGTTGTCAACTTTGAGTTGGCTTACTCGTCTCCTAGCACCAGAGGGGATGAAACAGGAGCAAGAGTTTGCTCAGGTCACAGTGCCACTCGCTCCAGATAACGATTACGGACAAGCATCAGATTCATATAACACATACGCAAAACAAGGATTCGACGGCAACACCGTTGTCAATGCGTGTGTGCGTGAAATAGCAACAGCAGTCTCAGCACCAATATTCCTCCTTGAACGACTAACCGCTGAGGGGGGTGCAGAGCAGATCAACGCCTCGAATAATGAGTTAGCTGCAGTCTTAGCATCCCCCAATGCGGAACAATCCCAGGCAGATCTCATTGAGCTCCTCACAGTCCATCTCTATACCACAGGCAATGCCTATCTTCTGAGGGAACGGAACAGGGCAGGGCGAATCGTAGGGCTTCAACTACTGAGACCAGACCGCATCTCTATTGATATCAAAGATGGTTCTCTTAGCCAGTATGAATATGAAATCAACGGCAGCACATACTTCATTCCTGCTTCTGAGATTGCTCATCTAAAACTTCCGAATGCTGCTGATGACGTCTACGGATTGTCACCGCTGCAAGTATGCTCACGCTATGTAAATCTTGATATCAGTGTTGCAGAATTCACTAAAAGTTATTTCGCCAACTCTGGAATCCCAGCAGGTCTACTCAAGCTCAAAAGACGCATCACTTCACAGGAAGAAGCAAACAGCACCAGGGCAAAATGGAGAAGCAGCTTCTCAGGGAAGAATGGATGGGGCAATCTCGCAGTCCTCGATGAAGATGCAAGCTATGAATCTATCAGTCCACCTCTCAAGGATATGGACACAGCAGCACTGACAAGAACAACTGAGACACGAATTTGTGCTGTGTTCGGAGTGCCGCCAATACTGCTAGGACTTCAGTCAGGATTAGAAGTCAGCAGCTATTCCAATTATGAACAGGCGAGAGAGTCATTCATTTCGGAGACCGTTTCACCGCTTGTCAGTAAGTTGTCATCATTCTTATACAGGGCTCTTGAAGTCAGTGCCAGGGAGCCGAACGCTACCGTCAGAGCAGCAACAGAAGATGTCAAGGCGTTTCAGGAAGATGTCAATGCAATCTCTTTGAGAGTGATGAAGCAATTTACCGAAGGTGCAATCACCCTCAATGAAGCGAGAGCAGCTCTTGGCTATGATGCCATTGACAACGGAAACGTCAGACGAATCTCTTCCTGGGTATTGGAAATCACTCCAGATGAGGAGCGAGATATCACAGCACTGCAGGAAGGTTCCTCTCCTCAATTACTCAAAGCAGGTTTAGAAGCTCAACAAATAAAGCGCATCCCCTTGCTTCCAAGAGCAGTGACACTCAATAGAAACCTTGCTCAGCAACGTGATGATCTGACTGAAAAACTTGAGTCTGATCTTGTCAAGTATTTTAAAAAATTAGCAGACCAAGTCGCAGGCAGAATGGGCAGATTGATTGAGCGAAGTCATTCAACAGAAATCACTAAAATAAATATAGATGACGTTCAGCCGGGATCAATACTGCCTGATGATGGGAAGGTGGGATTGAATGACATTATCCGTAATGGGTACGCAGGTATTATCCGAAGTACCTGGGATACGATACTCAATTCAGGGGTTGCGGGGGCATTAGATTTCGACGATAGAAGCCCCATCATCACATCGATATTGCAGAGTGCAGATCGAACTGTCACTGAGATGTGGAATGAAACAGAACGAGCCATTAACAAAGCAACAGAAATTGCCGTTGAACGTGGCTACAGTGTTGATCAACTAGCTCGTGGTGTACCAGATGACAACTTCCCTGGAGTGAATTCACTGGCGAGAGAAACGTATGCGAACAGGGCAACCACTATCGCTCGGACTGAAGTTATGAGAGCTCAGAATGCAACGACATTGGGCTACTATCAGTCACAAGAAATCGAATATGTCCAAGCCTATGATCCAGATGGTGATCCTGCTGATAATTATGTCGGCACAGATGGGCGAACATGTTCACAACGTCATGAGCAAGTTTATCCAGTCAAAGAAGCACGTGATGTGATTTCTCATCCGAATTGCAGGTTGTCATGGTCTCCATTATCCAGACAAGCACTGGAAGATCTTGGCATTATCGACACAATCTCACTAAGCGATCCAGTCGAATTCATCAAAGTGCAAGTGCCAGTCTATATGCAACAGAATGCAGCACGTGGATTGCAATACGTTGAAGAGGGCAAGGGTGGTTCAGGGCTCACTGAAGAAACCATCAATGAAGCAGTCGGGATGTCAAAGGGTAATATTTCTGACGACAAAATCATTCGCATGAATGCGTGGTTCAAGCGACACGAAACCGATCTCACCACAGCAGCAAACACCGATCCCGAATCCCCAGACTTCCCAGGAGCAGGAGCTGTTGCCTGGTACTTGTGGGGCGGCAATCCATTAGACAAAGAACAGTCAATGAAGTGGGCAGAAAGACAATCAGAACTTCTACGAGAAGAGGTAGTAAATGGAGTATAAGCAATCACAAATCTCTGAGATAAAAGTCTTAGATGAGACACAAGGAATAGTCGAAGCCTATACAAACTCGATGGGCATTATCGACTCAGATGGAGACGTGATTGAGACTTCAGCTTTCAACAACTCTATACAAAACAATCTGCCGATTCCCGCACTGGTAGGGCATAACCCTTCTGCAGTCGTAGGGAAAGTAGTAGACGCACAAGCCATTCAACAACCAGACGGCTCTGCGAAGCTCTACAACAAGATTCAATTCAACATGGATACTCAGGCTGGGAAAGATGCCTATTCCAACGTAGCAGGTGGCTATGTCAGGGAATGGTCAGTGGGCTTCAATATCCCTGAGAACGGCGTGGAGCTAGACCGGGAAGAGAACAAGCTGATCCGCAGAATTAAGGATCTTGACTGGGTAGAAGTCTCCAGTGTTCTCAGAGGAGCATCCCCAAACACAGGCACACTATCAGCTAAATCAGAAGAAGAGAAACGTGCTCTCCCAGTACACGACACAGGAACCACAGATGAATCCTGGGATGGTGCAGTAGCTACCAGAAACCTCAATGAGGATGATGAGTCAGCTTATTTAGAAGCCTTTGCATTCGTGGAATACGGTGCAAATCCAGACGCTAAATCCAGTTATAAATTCATCCACCACGAAGTGAACACTGATGGTGATGTAGGGGATGCAAATATCCGAGCTTGTCAAACAGGCATTGGAGTCCTCAATGGAGCCAGAGGTGGAACAACAATACCAGATGCAGCCCTCAAGGGAGTTTATAGACACCTTGCTGCACATTTAGAAGATGCCGATTTAGAGCCACCAGAACTCAAGTCCACAGAGCCAGAGCAATCTCACTCTGCCGATATTGACCAGGTGACCGAAAAGGAAAACGACGAGCGAGACACAATAGCTCAAAGGCTCATTGCCTCTCGACTTCGCCAATCAAACAAGCGAATAGCAAAGGGATTAAACGAATAATGACTATAGAGAAATTCGCTCAGGCAGAAGCTCTCAGAAAGTCAGCAGAAACAGCATTAGCCGAAGGCGACTTGGACAAAGCTGCAACACTGACTGAAGAGATGGAATCTGCATTGGAGCAAGCAGAGAAAGCAAGTGATCTTGAAGAAAGAATCGCTAAAAGTCTCAAGGCTGAAATGAAGCCAATGAACACTGTTCCAGTGGTTGAGGAAGAAGCTAAAACAGACGCATTAAATGAAAAGCGATCTGATGGCTCCTACCGTAACCATGTGGATGCAAACTACCGCCCAGCAGGTTATCAAAAAGACTTGCCACCTATGGCTCAAACCACTTGGGTGCAGGACAAAATGGGCTCGAACTTAAAAGCAGAAGCATCGTTCCAAAGAGACACCTGGATGAAGTGGTTTACCGCTAAGTCTCAAGATGAATTCTTTAGAAATGCATCTGCCGAAGAAGTGAAAGCAATGCAAGAAGACACGGACAATGAGGGTGGATACTTCGTACCAGAAGAATTCATCAACTCAACGTTCGTTATACCAGAAGCAAACGGCGGTCAGCTCCGTGATGCTTGTACTGTGTTAAGAGTAAATTCCAAAGATGGATATGTTCCAACACTAGACAGCGTTGCAATGAGCTATCTTGCTGAGGAAGCTGCATACACAGGCGCAGAGCAAACTCCAACAGTTGGACAAGTCTCATTCGGCGTTTTGAAGATTGCAGGATTAACTCGTGTATCTGATGAACTGTTAGCAGACTCAGTACCAAACTTGCCAGCTTTATTGACTCAAATCTTTCAATCCGCCAACGGCAGATTCCAAGATAAAGAGATACTCGCTGGAAACGGTACCGCTCGTTATAACGGAATTGTGAACGGTGTTGACGCCGCTGGAGCATCGGTTGGCTACTCAACTTTAGCTAATGCAACTTCAGTAGTCGCAGCAGATATTGTTGACGCTTATTTCGATGTTCCTCAACAGCATCGTGGAGTAGAGACTTTCAGGTGGATATTCCCATCCGCTATATCAGCTCTCATCAATGGTATCGGCACAACTGCAGCAGGAATTCACGCGATTGATTCACTTACCAACGCACCAGACGCTTTCCTCATGGGAAGACAAGTCCTCAATGTTGACGTAGCTGGTCAGCCATTCGGCACGACTATCACCTCAACCGAGAAGATTGGTCTCGCTGGAAACATGTCAGCCTACTATCTGTTTGAAAGAGCAGGAATGAGTATTCGCCGAAACGACTCGCTCTACATGGGCAACGGTCAAGTCGGATTCTTTGCTACTGCACGTTCAGACGGTCGTATGGCAACCGCTGAAGCGTTCAAGATTCTACGTGCTGCGTAGATAGGTAATTAGCAGACGAGAGGCACCACCACCTCTCTACCCTCTCGGACTTCCGCTCTTCGCCCCTCGCAAGGGCGGGAGTCCTCAAGAGAAAAAGATAGGAAGAAAATATGGCAAAAGTAACATGCATTCATCCGCTTGGGATTGAAGGCGGAGAGACATACCACTCAGGTATCGAGTATGAAATCGATGCAGAAATTCTTAAGGAATATGGATGGGCTTTTTCTGAGCCTCAAACAACAACCAAGAAAGATGCAAGTAAGGCAAAAGAGAATAAATAGATGACCGTTTACCACACGTATGCATCAGCAGATGAATTCCGTAATTATCTAGCAGGAACGTCTTATTCTTCTGGATGGACTTCGGATGCGGCTACTTTATTGAACCTTTTGGAAAGTGCTTCAAGAAGAATGGATGCATTCGTGAATGACAATTCATGGGGTGTTGTGACAGAAACCAGAC